TAGTTAGTTCTTCTACTATTCTAAATTTTGTTTTATTATCTATAGAATTAGGAAGAGGTTCATATAATTTAATTAAAAAATTTAAAACTGGTTCGGCTTCAGTTTCTATATTAATACCTGTAAGAATGATATCATTCCCAAAATTAAGTGCAAAATCTTTAAAATAAGGGTCATCGGCTCCTTGGGTTTCTACCACTAATTCTTGAATTCCTTTTATTAACGGGGAAGAGTCAACATTAGGATTAAGCTTAGCTCTTATTTCTGTTCTAGAGGGGGATATTTCATCTATAAAAAATACCCTGTTAAAACTGTTTTGGATTTTTTTTCTATGGAAGTTAACTTTAAGTTTATATTTCCCACTATTTAAGCCTAATTTTCTTAAGACACTATCAGGATTAAAAGTAATTTCACTAAAATAACCCTTATTATCATCAATAACATCAGGAATTTCATAATCAGTAAAATCCTTTAAGGATACTAAAATTCGATTATTCATATCATAGACATGAACTTCAACATTATCTTCTTCTCTGCCGAATTTTTTTTCTAAAGATTTACCTTCTAAAAGAGCTAAATCCTCAGGTCTAATTTGTTCTAATATATTTTTTTTATAATCCATTAGAGGTCAATGTCTGTAAATAAAGGTTCTTCACCATCAAAACCTGTAGATTGGGCTTTTCTAACTGTACCGTCAATTACAAATATGATATCTTCTGCTTTTTTATTTGATATTCCGGCTGCTTCTAAAGCAGAGGTTAACCCAGCACCACCAGCACCCGCAAGCGCTGCTGCAGCACCCGCGGTATAAACGCCTGCAGCGGCTGTGGAAGCGCCAGCAGCAACTGCAGCTGCGCTACCAGCTAATGCTGCTCCACCAGTTAAAACAGTGGCAGCTCCTACGGCTACTACGGCTCCTGCAATAGCTAATGGAGATAATCCCCCTATTTCGGCAATTGTGTCTTCTACCCACTGTTCTGCGGTTCTTACTGTAGATCCGTTTCTATGTCTATTAGCAATATCTTGTAATGCCTTATCTAATCTGTTCCAGTTTTTACGGGTAACATTATTATCTGCCATAAATTTAACGTTAGCCCTTAGTGTACTATAATTTATTAAAGGATTATTGTAGGGGTCAAGGGTACTAACACCACCACTTTCGGCTATTAGCCATAGATTTCTATCTGTTGATAAATTAGTAAATGCTAATTGGACTTCATTACGTCTTAAAGCTGTGCTTTCTAAGCTGTTGTTTAAATCGTCAATTTCTTCTCTTAGCTCGCTAATTCGATCTTCGTTATTGGCATTATTTTCGGTTACAAGAATTCTTATAGTATCGAGACGTTTTTCTATTTGTTCGTCTATAAAATCAATTACACTATCTTTTTCATCTAAGTCAGAAGCTAAAACAGCTAAATACTCATCTATATCCCCATAAGTAGCCCTAGCAACATCTATATTTAAAATAGGATCAGACCAATCTCTATTCCATATAGCTCGTTGTATTTCAGGGTCTATAGTAGAACCTTGTAAATTAAAATTACTATCATTTATAGGCACACCATCTTCAATTCCATTTATTATTGAATTGGGTAATTTAATTGCTACCTTATAAAAAGGTGTATCTGCTTCACCTCCATTAAGTTGAATTAATACCCTCATAGTATCTCCATCCATAATTTGACGTTTTTTACCGGCTTCCATAAGATATTTTTTACCTGTTTCAGATTCTAAAAGTTTACCATTATCAAATAATGGATGAGATTCTTCTAATTCAGAAGTTTTGGATGTTAATTTATTAATTTGTTCTTGAAGATCAGCTATTTGTTGTAATAGGGTTTGTATTTCTAAATCTTTTGGATCTTCACCTTGATTTAAAACACTATTAATTCTTTCAAATATACTTCTAAGGCTTTGCCTCCCCTCAGCAGGAATATCTAAAAATATTTCATCAAAATCTTTAAAAAACTTATCAAGAGATAATGGTTCTTTACTTTTTTTTAATTCAGAAAAAGAAGTATCTATAACCTGTCTATATTGTTGGTTATTATAAAGATTTTTAGTTATTTCTATAAGTTGTTGATCCATTACCTAGTCACTTTAAAATAATAATCATTGTCATAAACAGTTATACCGTCATTATTATCATGTCTTATTATAATTTTATAATATCTTTCAGGTTGTAACCCATTCATGTATAATTTGAAATACATACCTTCAGAATCAGCGCTTAACTTTGTAAAACTAGTATCAAAGGGGATAATAACTTCTTTAGAGGTATAATCTTCTATACTATAATAAGCAGTGTGTTTTAAATAATTAACATTTAAATAATTTGAAGATGTTGTAAATGTTCTAGTAGGGTATTGTTTTCTACTACTAATTCTAAATGTAGGTTCCTCAGACTGCTTGTAAGTACCTTTATTATTATTTATATTAAGTTGAATTTTCCCACTATTTAAAACAGTAGCCCCACTACTAGTAACATAACTTGAATCATCCCATTTAATAGCTAGTGTAGGTGAAAATATAGTATTAGTGTCTAGTGAAAAATATTTTAAAGCCCCTTGGTCAGTACTATTATTGTATACGTCATTTTGTCTTTTAACTATAAAACCATTATTAGGAATACCATTAGGATATGCTCTATTTCTTGGGGCTGAGCCTGAATAATGTAATAATACTGTAGATGTTACATCAATATCTAAATCAAAATTGTTGACTAAATCATAAGATTGGGTATATTCAAACCCACTTCCAGTATACCATGATCCCCCACCTCGGCTTCCGCTATAGCTTCCAGAAGTTCCTGGTGAAAATGTACTAAACCACTCAGATTTGTCAGTGCCATTATCACGGTATAACCAAGAACAACCATCACTTACAATACCAGCAAAATAAGGATGTTCATTATACCGTCCTGTACCATTAGTCCAGGATTGAGAAACTGCAAATATTTCTAAATTTTGTGTTTGGGCTATATTTTTACTAAATTCAGTAGAAAATAATTTTAAACTAGCAGAAGGAGATCCTGTTACTTTATTTTCTAACACATCATCCATTTCAGATGTTTTAAATTGGACTAAAAATCTTGAAGGGTGATATAGACTACTAGTAACATTTTTTTCAGATGTTAATTCTAAAGTTTCTACTACCCCCGTATTAAGATCTGTTCTTAAGGGGTGAGAATAAATAGTTGTATCTTTTTCAGGATATAAAAAATAATATGCCATAATTAATATTTTGTTACTCTTCCTTTTATATCTGAGTTAGGATATTTTATTTCAAAAATACTAGTATCCAATGAGGGATAAATAATATTATTTACAGTAGCTGAATCAAAATCATATGCATATTGGGAATACCCTAATGAAATTCCAGCTTTATTTGCTAAAATAACATTTTCTACATTTTGAACCCCAGGTACTTTGCCTATAACATTGTATACTTCGTTAATAATAATAGGCTGATTGATTTGCCAGTTATCTATGTTAAAATAATCTTTAAGTGCTTGTATACAATCTAAAATTACTTTATCATTGCTAAAATCTTTATAAGTAACTATTTCAAAATCAATATTAAAATTAATTATAGCTGCATCTTTTAAATTAATTGAATCTGTTAACATTCTATATTGCTCAAGATATGTTATAAGATTTTGTCTAGTAGCGGCATTAATATTAGTTAGTTGTTTATTTTTATTATAACCTAAAATAAATAAATTTAATCCGTTAGGGTTTTCTATCCGTGCAGAAGAATCAGCTGTAATTTGGTCATCTTTTATAATATAAGCTTTAGATATACTACCTAAAGATTGGGGCATACTTAAAGTTCTAATGATATAATCTTCTTTAGATACTGTTCTAAGTTGGGAAGCAGCGTTAGCGGCAGCATTTAGTCTAATATTTTCTAAAGAATCACCAGGTCCCCCACCAGTAGCAGGTATAGGGTTATTAACTGCAATAGAGTCTATTACATCTTCTAGTGTAGAAGTTACTAAATTTCCTGTGTTAGCTCTGGTAGTGATTGTTCCTTTTCTAGTTACAATACCAGAATCAACATTAGAAGATACTCCCCCACCTACTAAATAGGTTACAGTAAGAGTGGTGTTTGAGGGGGGTTCTCCATATGCTTTAGTATATAAGAAGTTTGATGGGTCATAAGCAAAATCTAGCAATGATCTTCCATCTCTAACCCCTAAACCTATATTATCGGGGTTAGGGATAATTTCTTCATCTGCCCCACTACTAATACCCGCACCAAATTGAATTTGTAGTATATTATTAGATGTATATCTAGTTACAAATCTTTTAGGTACTTTTTTTAATCTTAATAAATAGGGTGTTTCTCCGTTATACTGATTCAAATCGGGATTATTAGCAGCTACATTAGCTACTTGTTCATATACTGTTTCTTGAGCTAAATATGGGACTTCTGTCCAATTATTACCATCACTATCGGTTATAGATTCTATACCTATAATATTGCTATCATTTAATTCTAAAGTTAAGAATCTTTGGGCATTACCTATTTCAAATGATTTAGATTTTAATTCAGCTGAGATGGCTTTAGCAGTCTTTTTTAGAAGATAATATTCAGGGTTAGAACCATTTAATTGGTGTATAGTAATAGTTGTAGGAGATAATGAAGAACTAGTTTGAAAATTTACATCTTCTTCTAATAAAAATGAAGTGCCATTTCCCCCTGCGGTTGTTAAAAATGAAGAATTTTTATCTATAGTTATAGCATAATTAAAATCAGGATCATAGGGTGAAGTTCCTTTAGCAGGAATTTCTATAAATAAATCTAAATTAGTAGTTGAAGGAGATGTTATAGAAGGTTTATAACCTAAAGTATAAGCTAATGCTAGGAGATTAGTTTTTTCTTGAGCAGTTTCTATAAAAGTTTCTTGAATTTGAGTATCAGTGTAGAATGATAATACATCACCAACATAAGCCGCTAATTCTAAAAATATCATACCTGGATTACTTTCTGAAAAGTCGTTAAACTGGTCTGGAAAATAATTTCTACTAAATTCAATTAAATTCTGTTTTAATTGGTTATAGTTTTTATTTAAGTATTTTATTTCCTTTTTAGGGGTATTATTTATTTTTGAATAAGCCATTATAATTGTATAGATATTTGGTTAGTATCATTATCTAATAATACAGTATAATTTAAGCTAATTACTAAATTATTAGTGTCATCTATAGGAGATACTTTTAATGAGTTTAATCTTATTTGGGGTATATGGGTACCTATTTTTTGGTTAATTAGTTGTTTTAGTTTTGCTATTTTACCTTCACCACTATCATCATTAACTTCAAACAATTGATCTCTTAACCCCACACCATAAGTTGGTTCATGAAACCTTTCTCCAGGAGAAGTTAATAATAAATTAATTAAATTAGATTTTATTTGATCTTTAGTAGTATAATTAAAATCGAATATATTTTTTTTATTAAATGGTACTTTTACCCCAATAGCTTTACGCGTATCAAGATCTAAGGGATCAATTCTATATCCTATTTTTTTAATAATTGCCATTAAGGTCTAAAATCTTTTTTCTTACCTATAGCATCCATTACGGGTCTATAATCTTTATTTATAAACTGATTTACAGGATCATTGGCTGCTATTTTATCTTCCCAAGAAGGAGTAGTAGCAGTTTCTTGTAAAAGAGAATTTAAAGTATCATCCCCTGTATTAAAATTAGGAGGTGGAGCTACTTGTTCTCGTAATTTAGACCTAAACTCTTCTATGTTTGTATTTTCTTGCATAATAGGCTTAGTGTTACCTATGAGTTCTTCTTTTAAGAAAGAAATCTCTCTACGTAATGCAGAATCTATTTCTTCACGTATAACTGTTCTAATGAATTTTTCGAATGTTTTGACCTTCATATTATTAGTTTTTAATAAATATATTAACTTTTAGTTATTCTATATCCAGTGTATCCTCTTTGCCTGAGATATTCTATAAATTTAGGTTTAGTTGATATTTCTAAATTATTTATAATTTCTTCTACATTTAAAGATGTTCCTAATAATTCAGTTTCTTGATCAGATTCATCTTTACTATCAAATTTTAAGCGTACTTGAGATATAGTTTGAATAAATAATAAATCAATATCTCTACATACTGTTTGTAAAAGAACTGTTATTTCGGCTAATTTGTTTTGTATAGGGGTAATTGTATCATTTATTTCTTCTGCTGCGGTTTCTATTGAATTTACTATAGGTTCAGCTATTCGTTGTAATGTTAAGATTTCTTCTAATTTGGCTAAAGCACCATCTATTATATCTTTTTGATTTATAATAACTGTACCTGACACAACGCCTCCTGCTACTGGTACGGAAACATTTGCAGCTAGGACTGCTTTAGCGGCATTTACTATTGTTTTAGCAAAAGGAACAAAGTCCGCAGCAAGATTTAAGACTCTAAAAAAAGTACCAAATGGGGTATCATTTCCTAAACTATCTGCTACCCGTGTGAGTCTTCTTATTTTTTCAATATCTCTTTGGTATTTTTTTAATTGTTCTTCAAGTCTATGGCATTCTATTTTATACCTTTCGTGTTTTTTTACTAAACTTTGTAATTCTTCTTCAGTATCTATTGTAGTAGCTAATGCTGCTCCTACAATACCCATTTTAGGGATACGCACTGTAATTTGGGCATCAATAGCGGGTACACTTTCTGCTAAATGGAAGGTTTTATTTTTTGCTTCTGTTATACTTCTAGCGACACTTCCGACTGTTGTTTTGAAAAAATTAGTCATTTTATATAAACATTATCGCTTTTAATTCTTTTAATACGTGCTCGTAGTGTATTTAACTCACTTACTAAAGGTGAAATAAGGCCTGCATTAGTAGGGCTAGGTATAGTGGGTAATGTAGGTAATGTAGTTATTCCTGTTAATAGGGGGAGAACTGTTGTGTATAACATATTAAGATGACTTAGTAATGAATCTAATAAATCCTCTAATTCTTTACCTTTTACTGCGGGGTTATCAGCTAATCCTGGATTACTATCTTTAATAACACCTAAATGTATTTTAGGACTATTTACCGCAAATTTACCATTAGTAGTATTATCTGTGTTGAAATGGAAATCTTCATTAGTACTAAACATTATAGATTTATTGGAAGTGAGTAAAGAATCTTCCCTACTATTAAATAATAATCTATCAGAAGTAATTATTACTTGTTTTCCTTGATATTGATTAGGTGCTTCCATTATGCTAAATTACTCCAATTAGGTTCATTAGGTCCAAATACATCCTTCCAACTATTTTTACCACTACCATAAGTATATGGTAAAACTGATGTAGGACCATTTTTAGCTTGGCTGGGTGAATATTTAAAATGCCATGCCTCACTTGCTACCGTTCTAATAAACCCATATTTCCAACCATTAAAACATAACCAATTATATCTATCTCCCCGTGTATAAAAATCTACAGCAGTTGAAGCACCGTGTCCTGATGCATATGAAGGGGCTGTTAGGGGGGAGAAGTGTTCTTTTTGGGGTCTTAATCTATAAGTATCTCCTATATTGTATGAGGTACCATTATGGTTAAAAGGGGAAATTACAGTTGTTTTACTTAACCATGGTTCAGCTAATTTGTTTTTAAATTTAGATTTTAAATTTCTTAGCCTTAAATCTTTTTGGCTAGTACCTACTATTTTACCCTCAGCGTCTTTAACATTATTAACAGGTGGTCTAAATCCACTATTAACTATTAATCGTACTCCATCAGCTTCAGCTGCCAATAACATTTCCATAAGTGGTGTTACTAATAAATCTGTAACGAATCTAAATCCACCTCCTTCAGCAAATCTACTAGGTAATGCATATACTTCTCTATTGCTTCTTGAATTATCTTCATACAGTCCAGGATATTTAACTAGTTCTTCTGGACCATTATAAGGTTCAGGAGTAGATGAAAGAGTACCTCTAGCAACACTATCATCATCTCCTTGGGTTCCTAAGGTAGTATTACCAGTATTATAACCTATCCCTTGGCCAGGTAGTTCTCCAAATCCATAAGATAAAAGAGTATCATTAGTACTTTGTTGGGGGTTAAAAGGAGCATTTAATGAACTAAAATTATTTGCCGATATGTTTATGTTAGATAAGTTTTGATTAGAAGTTAAATAAATAGAACTAGCATCTCCATTTATATCCTCTGTTATTACTTCACCATTGTTAGTTTGACCATTTGAGATAATAGTAATTGGTTCTCCTTCACTATCATTTTCAGACCAAGCATTTTTACCGCGGGGGTTAGAGGAACCGAAACGGATACTATTACCAAATCTACCTTCTAATATAAAATCTCCTTCAAATGGGACCATATTTTTAGTAGTAGCTACTTGATCTTCATTTATATAATTCCCTAATTCGATCTGATTTTCTTCCTGTTGGGTATTATTGTTATTGATACTATTAATGTATTGGTTTACTTTTTTACCTTTAGCTTTAGTATCACTATCTAAAGGTAATGGATTATAGCCACTACTATTCCACACATTTATGGGAGGAAAATAATAATATTCCGAGTTAGTAGTAAATCCTTGAGTTTGCTCGTAATGATTTTTATTAGGAGCTAATATTAAACTTACTATTTCATTTTTTATTGGAAAGTAAGTAAATGAATTAAAATATGGTTTAGCTATATTAAGGGTTAAAGGGTCTAAATCTTTTTTTCCTTCTTTTAATGATAAAGATCCCCAAAAAATACATCCTATATAAGAAGGATCAAACCCACTTAATTTATTTGTAAAAAATGGGTGAGAATCATCTAATATAATGTCAAAAACCCTTCCAGTAAATAAAGAAGGGGTTGAATTTGAAGAAGGATTTCCGCTATATGATTGCCCTTTAAGACTCTGGAGTTGATTTCTTGCCATCTGTTGCTACTTCTTCAGCTATCTGCTGTAGTTGTTTTAATTCTTCATCAGTAAGTAATGAATCACTACCACCTGATGCAGCATTGTTTTGCATTCTCTGAATAACAGCCATCATTTTAATAAGATGTTCATCATTCTTAACACTTACTTCTAAGTATTCTTTGATAAGTGGTACAACAACTGGAGCATCTCCTATATTTTGTATTAAAGGTTTTAATTCTGATATTAAAGAATTAATTTGTTTATCTTTTTTCTTACTATTATCATATATTTCTTTAAATACATCAGATGATGTTTTTCCATTAAATAATACTGTATCAAGTGGATTACTCATGGTTATAAATATATAACTTATAAAATTATTGGCTTACCAGCCTCCCATTGACTATATGCTTTAATATAGTACTTCTTAAGGATTTTAGTTACTTTGGTAATTGAGGGGGTATCACACCCAGTAATTTCACGTATATAAATGTATAAGGCTTTTTTATTAAATATTTCTAGTGATTCTCTTTTTCTAAAAAGAGTTAAAACAGCGTCAGCAACTTGTAAATCTTCTGATTTATTAAAAATAGTGGGTAATTTACGGTCTGCTTTTTCTACAAAAATATCTAAAAATTCTATCTTTTCGCCTAATCTTTCTTCGTTTTCAAAATTAGTTAAAATACCATTATCAGTATCTACTTCTATAAGATCAGCTTTACCCTTCTTTTTAGCATAATTTTTATTATTATAAAGGATAAGATAATTTTTACCTACAATACTAAAATACGAAAAGGCTTTACCCTTACCCGCTTTAAAATAGTGGAGTTTTTCTAATAAAAATGTTACTACCTCATGTTTTAGATCTTCTAGATCTTCAACTTCAGTGTAATAAAATTTAAAAGTATGGATTAAATTTTCAGCTAATTTATAAAACGAATAATGAATTCTACTATTGTAAATTCGATTTCGTTCAGCTTGATCTTCACTGGCTAAATATTCTATTATAGCCGCTTCTGTGTCTTCAGTAAAATATAGACGTTTGCTTTTTTTTCTAGGCATTAAGATTAGCGGAGGCGAAATTCATTTAATGCCTCCTGTATCTTCTTAACTTCGGTGAAAAACCAACCTATTTCGTCATCTGCTATAAATGACCCTTTATCGTCTATTTGACTTAATCTACGGTCACAGTAATCTATAGCTTCGCTTTGTTTGACAATAAAGTCTTCTAATTCTTCGTTTTTCTTTATTACGTTACGAATAGCGAATCCAGCTACAATTAATAGGGCTGATAATATTGCAATTATAATTTCTAACATTAATCTGTAAAGAATGAATCAATAATTGATTTGGTTTTTTCGTTGAAGTTAGGATTATTTTCTACGTTAATCGCTTTAGCCTTCCTTATAGTTTTATCAGCTTTGGAGGCATTAGCGGGTTTAGACGGTTGTTGTATAAACGATTCTCCAGAATTCCAAGCTTGATACTCTACTTCTTGGGCAGTTTGAATAGCTTGATGAATTAATAAAGGTAAGTGAGTACGGAATTTAGTTTCTTTTTGCCCACTATAATAGTAAAATTTATTACTTTCATCAAATAATCCTTCCTGATTGCGGATAGCAAGATATTCATTATGGGATATTTTAATACCTGCATCCTGTAATAACCACATTGTACGGTCATATATTTTCATAGCAGGGACGTTCTCATTAAATTTGTAAACCATACCCAGGTTTTTAACGTGCCAATCAGAATCGTTTTTAGTAAAATATTCACTATTCCAATCTCCTAATTTACCCAATTGACAAAATAAGGATACAAAATTTAGTTCCTCTTCAGTATAAGATTCATTAACTCCATGAAACCCATATAACTTATGAAGCTGATTAGCTATTTTATTTACACGCAAAACGTGATCTAAATAACCACCGGGAAATGCATTATTAAACCAATCTTTAGATGATGCAGGAGCAAACATCATACGCTCCTTTAAGCAGTCTGTTAAAGTTTTGAGTTTTTCTAAACGTTCACCTTCAAAAGAGGATTCTAAAACTATATTAAAAGCCTCAAAATTGGCTTTAATTTGATCTGCTCCTATCATCCTAAAAATCCTACTTGTGATTGGTTATTTTCTGGTTGTATTGATATAATGTTTTGCAGTTCTTCATATAATTCTTTCAAATCATTTTCCATATAATGAAGAGCTTTAGCATTTTCTCCACGCTTTACCAGACTGTGGACACGTGCTAATCCTTGATCCAAACGATCAAGAGCAATCTGTAATTGTTGTTTATAAGCCATTTTATTTAATTTTTACTAAATATATGAAATATTTATTTAGTTTCCAAATTTTCTGTAGAAAGAATTACAGGTTTCTAATCTTTTTACTAATTCTCCTTTATTATCCATATTAGGATGGTGAGCTAAAAAATCACTACTTAAAATATTTAGTGAATCTAAGAAACTTAAAGTTTCTCCCACATAATTAAGTTCAACTCTATTTTCAATAGGAATAGTGTTTTTTAAGTGTATTAATTTTTGTTTAATAGACTTCTTCCACGTATCAAATTTGACGTCATCGTCTATGGTATCGAAAAAACTACTTAGTGACATATGCGATCCGTTGCGACCCTTACCCTTACCCCCCTACAGTAAGGGAAGATACAGAGAAAAATTTAAAAAGCCAAATTAAGGTTTAGAAATAGAGGGATCTAGTTGATGAATTGCGGCATTATTAGTTCTTAATAATCCTTGATCTACTAATCCGTCTGCTTCTTCGGGTGTAAAAGATATATATTTCCCAAATCTAGTTTCACTATTCCACCATATAAAGTGATCTATATTTTTACTTGTAGAATAATGCTTAATTAAATTTTTAGTAAAAGCTTTCCTAATTTCTGCAGGATTATCTAATATATCTTCTGTAAAGTATTTTTTAGCATCCCCTTTTGGATGAGCTTGGTTTTCAAAATCAATAACAGCATCTAATAATTCTTTACTATCAATTCCATCCTCATCAGCTAAGTTAGGAATAAGGGATTTTAACATAGCATCAGATTTATCGTATTTTTTAGCTAATTGACCTAATGCTGTGCGTTCAAAACCTTCAAATGTTCTATCTCTACCACCCAAACGTGCGTTTGAGCCTTTTACTTCTAAAGATTTACCAGCCCAATTTAAATCACCACCACCTGCGGCTGCCATTTTAACATCACCACACATTAGAGCTAAACCTACTTCTCCCTTACCTACACCCCTACCGCTTTCTTTTCCTGAGAATGCAAATATTTTTTTAAGGGTTTCTTTAGAAATTCCTGATTTTGAAAAAAAGTCTAATAAATTTCCATCTCTACCTAAGTCACCATACGAAGGCTTTTTAAATTCCATAAAAGCTTTTAAATCTCCACTATTAGATAGTATATCAAATATAACTTGAGGGGCGTTAGATGTATCAACTGTTTTATCAGTTACGTTTGAGTCTTCATTAGCATAGGTAAAGAATCCTTTTTCACCAGGTCTATTCATAATAAATTTATAGACCTTATCTATAGCTTTTTGATCGTCTTTGATTTGATTTAGAATATCTTGAATATCTTGAATTGATATTTCTTTTTTTTCTTCCTCAGTTATAACTTGTCCCTGGAATTCTGGTAATGAAATTCCTTGTTCTTTTAGAATGGATTTTAAAACATGAAGATCAGAGGGGCTATCCATGTCTGGATAGCCCTTCTCACATCTATACGCCCATTCTGACAATAAAGCGTCTATGTTGACCATTGAAATTATCCTTTAATGTTTGCGAGCTTTTGAAAGCGGGCTACTGATTCGTTTACTTTTTCTTTACGACCTTGAACGTCTTTAGCATCAAATCTTACACGGCTAGCGTTATCAGCTCTAAAGAAAGTATGATTATCAACAGCTTCATCAAGATCCTCTTCAGGTTCTTCATCAGCAGCTTCATCATCACCAGCATCGTCAGCAGGTTCTTCTAAATCAACATCAGCAGCATCAATCTCTTCACCTCCTTCTGGTTCAACCTGTGGCTTAATCATATCATAGATTTGGCGAAGCAAATCCATAGCTTCTTCACCTGTGTCAACAGCAGGTTCATCAGTTGTTACTTCGATATCGTCATCTCCATCAGCTTCAGGAGCATCCATATCCTCATCTTCGTTCTCATTTAAGTAGGCTTTAAGCTCTTCAGCAATGAGTTTGTTTAGTTCTTCAATAGTCATTTTATTTTCTTTTAAGAATTTCGTTTAATTTAGCTCTAACTTCAGCTCTAATATTTTCTTTGAGCTTAATTTCTTTCATTTTATCTTCAGTGAATTTTTCACCTACCTCTTTCATTGAATGTTCACCAATTTCTTTTACAAAAGATTTAAATGATGGTTTACGATCCATATTACGGGTAATTGTTTCATAATGTTCCATATAAGAATAGTAAGCAGGAACATCTTTTAGATTTTTAAGGACAGTTTCAGTTGCTTTTTCCCTTTGTTCTGATTCTGATTCTCTAAGTGTAGTGCCCATTTTTTCTAACTCAGTGTACATACCTTTTTTAAATTCATAAGGATTTACTGATTCGAATTCAAGGTCAACTCCCCCAACGTTACCTTTAGTTTTATTGGGTTTTCTTTTATATCCGTAAAAACGATCGTTATTTTCAGTTAGTTTTCTAGCCATTATAGATGTTTTGTTATAAATATAAAAAGATTATAGAGACTCATAATTAAAAGATTTTATTACAAAGTCAGAATAATTTTCTTTGGTTCCATCTATTTCTTTAGTTACATGATTATTGATGATAACATTCATCGAATGTCCTTTGAAGTATTGTAATAAGTTTTTAGGTAAAGATCTTACGGCCCTATTATTATAAAAAATAGTAATTTCATCTTCAAGATATTTAAGACCATATTTTATAAAATTAGTTGTTGGGTTTTTAAAACCAAAATAATGAGTTTTAGCTTTAGCGTTACTATTTTTACCTGTTTTAAGATCTTTATAATGAAAATTAGATTGTATATTATAAAAACCAAAAGGATTAAAACGGTTAAATTTTAAATATCCTTTTCTATTATCTGTATATCCTTCAAAAACGTCTATTTCGGGGGGCCATCCTTCCCAGCTCCACATCCAAAACGCAGGCCATAAGTTTTCTCCTAAGGGTAATTTAGCTTCAATTTCGTAATAACCATATCCAAATTTTTCTTTTGAAGAAACTAACCCAACCCCAATAGGTGATTCAATTACTGTTTGGTTATCTCCTTGTTTGACTTTAAATTTTTTAGGATCTCTTTTAGTTAAAAGGTGTAAATATTGATAATCATCTACTAATACACAAGAAGGGTTATAGTAACAATAAAGCTTATCGGCATGGATATTACCCCATCTTTCTCTTGTTATCCATTCATAACCTGACCAATTAATAGTTTTCTGCATACTTGTATATTTCTATACATACATATATTATCTTTTTCCTCCGCCGTATCCAACAGCGTGGCCTTCTTCTATTAATCTTTTATTTACATCAACTAAAGTTATACCATCTTCCCCATTTAAAGGAGAAAGAGAATCTACAAATACAGTAGCTAACGCCCTCCCGTATTTACCTAATCCGGATACTCTTAATATACAGTGATTTTTATTATACTCTAATATTTCTATTAATCTGGCTTTTGCAGCTAAACCCCGTTTTTTTTCTTCTAAATCTCTAGTTCTAGATTCGGGGGCATTTATACCTTCTAATCTAACTCTAGTTTTAATATGTGTGTGAAATCCTAAATCAATAGTGACATCTATTGTGTCACCATCAACTACTCGATCCACTATTGCGTGATATTCATACATTATTTTGCAAATTTTTCGAGTCCAGCTATGCCAAAACTACCCAAAGTTACAAATACAAATGAGTTATAAATTGTTTCGTTAATTACTAAATCTTTCCCTACATAACCTGTTGCTAAGTCTACAATAGCGAATACTACCATAATAGCAAACGCTGCAAATCCAACTACTGATTTTTCGTTAACATCGTTTTCGTCCTTAAAGATATCTTTTAATGCCATAATTGTGTTGTTTTAAATTATTCTATAATTAAAACCAACTGAGAAATCATGCCATACGCGATTCCAGTACTTGTGGTATTTTCCTTCTGAGAAAAGACCTAATCTTTTATTTACTTGCCATCCTAAAATTAAACCACCTGTATAGTCAAACCAAGTATTACCATCAACAAAGTTAGTATATGAATATTCGTTTTTAGCACTTACGTGAAGTGGTAATACACTGGCCCAAGAGTGGAACCAAAATGATTTAGTGTAATGGTAATAATCATATCCTAACACTAATGAATGGTTCCATTGATAGGGTAATAAGGCTCTTTCTTGATCAACATATTCACTTAATACGTTAGGAAGTGCTACAGCATTCCATACTATATTATTTTCAGCAACTACAACCCCCTCTGGATTAATCCATTCTCCTTCAAAATTAGTACCATATCCTTGTTCAATAGCTATATTTGTAAAATCAGCTCCTGCTAATTCAGATAGGGGATC